CGGGGTAATACCCCGGGGCTGTTTTGATAGGATTGCTCCTATCTGAATCCCTAGAAGATTATCTTCTAGAACTCTCATATAAATCCGTTCTCCACTAGGGTAGAAATACACTAGTGTCACGGTTTGAGAATTCGGCATTTTAACCTAAAGGAGTGTAACCACATGAAGCAATTGCGCTTGTTCGATAGCGAGACCGACACTGGAAAACCATATAATGGTCTACCTTTGTCGTTCTTGTATATCGTTCTGGCATTCTTGTTTTGTGTGATAGGCTTCTTAGGTTATATGCTTTGGGATTTCGGCATCGCCGGTAGGGTCATTCTGTTTCTTGTCCTGATCCTCGTCATTATCCACTGCGCAATTTATTTTGCAAAGTTGATTTTTGATGAGTTTCGGTTCAGGAGATGATATGGCAACTACTGGTGAAACTATATGGGCTGCCTTAATTGGCAGTCCTCGCATCCAGTTGGACCCGTTGACTAAAGTGCGGGGTGCATACCTTTCGTTCTCTTTTGGACGGTACGTTCGCTATTCTACTCCCGTTACTCCTTTGTCGGAGTTTCGGTTGAAGAATTTTGAATGGCCCGCTCCTAAGATTCCGCCTGGTGTGTACTTGCACCTAATCTTAAAGGTCCCTCGAGGTGTGAGGAGTGAAACCATCAAGTTCAAGGTAATTTGGCCGTATATGTGGCGACAGAAGTCCCATAAGGACTCCTCGTGGCTGTGTATATTCCCTTATCGCCCTGGTTTGATGTTTGCTCTGATCGCTAAACGAGACGTCGGTAAGTTCAAAGGTGCTAACAAATTAAACCTTGTTAACGTCCTTCGTTCTACCAGCGCGATTAGCTTTCAGATAACCCCAACCCAGCTTCTCAATTTATCATTGATTGCTGGGGTCCTGGCTCCTCGGGGCTCTCGCCCCTTGAAGTCCCTTTATGGTCGAGTACGCGGACCTTATAAGTTAAAGGTCATTCCACCTCGTCCAAATCCCGAATCGCGGATTACTACCTTTCCTATCTATACGGAGACTCCGGCTTTGCCTTACCCAGGTGTAAATGGGTTTAGCACTGTCGAACTCTACCGTCGAGATTGGACTGGAAGTACCACGCCCGGGTTTGGGAAGGTGAAAGGGCTACAGTTACCGGATAATCCGCATACTGTACAACTTCATAAGACCGACTACAGCATGGGTTATGATTTGCGTCGTACTTATGCAAATCCTAACACCACCTATAATAATGGGTGGCGTGCTGATACTCATCCGTTTAGCGAACTAGCCTATATTCCGACCTTCGGGCCGGATTTTGATGGCGTTTCGAACGCGGCCGTTAAGAAGTTAAATGCAAACGCCAATCTTGGCGTGCAAGCGAATATGGCCCAAAACTTGGCTCAGTACACCCAGACAACCAATATGATTTCGCAGAATGCGAAGCGTATTGCTGCCTCGATGTTTGCGCTACGTAAAGGACAATTTTCGCGAGCGGCAGATCTTCTTGTGGCTAACGACAGGTCAAAGTTAATCAGGAAAGGGAGCCCTTCCAAGTCTAAATCTCTTGCCAATAATTGGCTCGAGCTTCAGTATGGTTGGAAACCCCTCTTGAATGATATTGACGAGTCCATGAGGATTCTTGCATCTTATATGCAAAATTCTCAAGGTTCGAAAGTAGTTCGAGGTTCTGCGGTAAAAAACAAGTCGTGGCGGGTCCCGCAATACCACTCCGGAGGCGTACCGCCCTCTGTGGGAAATGAATATCTCTCACAGATGTGGCAGTGCAAATTCGTAGTAAGGTATCGTGTTAGTTCCCACTTGACGAGTTCTTTATCTCAGCTTGGCTTTACCAATCCCATAAACTTAATATGGGAGATATTGCCGTATTCCTTCGTGGTGGATTGGTTTTTACCCATCGGACCCTACCTTGAGAGCCTTTCGGCTCCTCATGGTGTAGAGTTCGTATCAGGGTGTAAAACTCTTTTCTCACGTCGGGATACACAGATGAATGTCGCCTATCATGGCCCTTATCCTGGCTCTCCTACGTCTGAGCTCCGGAAACGTGCTGAGAGATCTAGATTGAGTATTACGCTTGTTAGGAGTAAGTTAACTGCTTACCCCGTGCAGACGTTTCCTCAGTTTAAAAATCCCTTTAGTACTGTTCACGTTGCTAACGCGTTAGCGCTAGTCAGGCAGGCTTTTGGTAGACGTTAAGTGCGTTCATAACCCATTTTAATGGAGTTCCCACCAATGAGTGCTATTGCACCCATTAAAGGGTCGTCGCTAATGGGGACAGTCGTCAGAACGACTTCTGCCACCGTTGGGGTCGACAAAACGTTTGACCCTGAGGGATTTATTCTCCCAGGAGTTGCGCGGTGGGTAGACCGAGCAATTGACGCCACCTATAATCCTTTAGGTGTCGCCATCGGTTACCCAGCTTTCACTCTTGCAGTCAGGAAACCTACCAAGGTTTCAAGGCTGTATAGGGTGACAGCGAAGCTTAGCCTCCCGACACTTGAGCAGACGAGTCCGTCTACGGCGACCGGCATACAGCCGGCTCCGACGTTGGCGTACTCCCTGCAGTGTGTCATGGAGTTCATGTTGCCCGAGAGATCGACTGCTACGGAAAGAGCTAGGCTCTTTTCGTACATGCGATCTTTCTTTGCAACGACAATCAACGCCAGTGATGATGTCCCGACAGATTTGACGGGATCTCCTCTCATTGCCGCTGTGAACAGCTTTGAAGCGCCGTATTAATATACGGTGTTCGAAGCACTTCCTTGCCGTAAGGCTTGGAAGGGATCTCTATAACCGAAGGAGTAAATTCATGAAAAGTCGTTACCATTGGCAGTGTGAGTCAGGCTCGAATCACGAGTTTTTATTCGTGGCTCTTGCCCTTCTCATGCCGTTTCTGGCACTCCTGATCATGCTTTCTACGCTTCTGTTTCCTGGAGTCGGATAGGGAAAATAACTTAGCCCTACTGACTCTTGTAAACATAGAGAGCTGTTCAGTCTTTAACAAATGAACTCTGGAGGTTCCATGTCTTATACTAAGCATGGTTCTCGCTTCTTGGAAGAAGCTAGAACTTTCCGCGTTACTCCGGAGATATCCTCCGGTTTTATCTCAGAGTTCCTTGAGTCCCTTGATTGTCCTCGTTCGTTGACAGTTGCCATACTCTTTAGAAATAAGGAGCATGAACAGCTTGCCAATTTAGAGTTCAATCCACTCGACTACTTAAAAGTAGAAGATACTAGGGATGCTTACGCTGCCACTAAGTTTTTGTCAAAATTCAAGGATTTAGTTCTTGACTATGACTTAGACAAAGTGGCAATGGAGAAATTCGAGAAATTCGAAAATCTCTGTAAGCTTACGAATGCTCGCTTCAGAAAACTGGAGCTGGATCCTAAGTATAGGGGTCCAGTCGTTGCTCTGCATTCTGCAGTTCAGCGAAAAATTTCCAATATTCTTGGCGAGTTTCACACTCAAGAGTTCTTTGATTTAGCCGATTGGGGTCCTGGTGCCACGACGCTGTTAAAGGCTCGTGATGCCAGCGCTACCAACAAATTCCAGTGCGAAACTGGGATAACGCGTGACTTGTACGCTTTGCTTCCCTCTGAGCTTCTCAGAGAAGTTTATCCTCTCTGGGTTGATCACATGTCTGGTGTCGGATTTCCGAATTTCCAGATTGGAAATAAAGTTGTCACTGTGCCGAAGGATGCAACTGCTAATAGAGTGATTGCTATTGAGCCAGGTATTAATCTCTGGTTTCAAAAAGCAGTCGGCTCTATGATACAGCAACGCCTCCGACGGTGTGGAGTCGACCTTCGCGATCAGGGTGTAAACCAAAACCTGGCGTATATTGCATCGAAAGATGCCGTAAACGCCACAATTGATTTTAGCTCTGCT